AATGTTGATAGAATCTCTTTGTCGATAATGATCATAAGGATCTTCAATGATTAAAATCTTAGGTACTACTCTAGCACTATCTCTAATGGCTTCTGCTGTAAATGCAGATGTTATTCCTCAAGAACCATACATTGCTACTGCTGACTTTGATACTCAGCTAGAGTGTGTGGCTCTTAACATATATCACGAATCACGTTCTGAAAGTCGTATTGCTCAGAAAGCAGTAGGATTTGTTACTATGAATCGTGTTAACTCAGAACGTTATCCTTCAACTCCTTGTGATGTTGTATATCAATCTTATCGTGATTCTCATGGTAATCCTATTCGCAACAAATGTCAGTTCTCTTGGTACTGTGATGGTAAAAGTGATAAGCCACGTGATGAAGTTATGTGGGAGCAAGCACTTGAATTAGCGTATCGTGTAATGATTGAGTATGGCATTGTAGACGATCCAACAGAAGGTGCTACTATGTATCATGCATCATATGTTAATCCTTATTGGGTTGACTCTTACGATAAAACAGTTCGCATTGACAGTCATATTTTTTATAAATAAGTTTACAATAAGAACTTTCCAATTAGGAGAATAACGTGTTATCTTTTGAAAACTTTTTGAAGGAAGAATTGATTGCTGAGGAGAAGCTAGTCGAAGAGTTTCTTGAAGAACAATATCAAGAACTAGTCGAAAAGCTAATTACTTTTGGTGGTCAAGCTTATCCAAAATTTGGTAACGTAATCATCATGGCTGGTGGTGCTGGCTCTGGTAAAGGTTTCGTTAAAGACAAGCTAGTAGGCGCTGAAGGCTTTACATTTGACGTTGATGAACTCAAGACTCTTGCGGCTGCTACTCCAGCTATTCAGAAGCGTGTCAAGAAAGATTTAGGTGTAGACATTGCTGATCTAGCGGCTAATCTTAAAACGCCTGAGAACGTGTCTAAGATGCATGAGATTATTGGTGACTACTTGAAGCTAGATGATCGCCGTACTAAGTCTCTATACACTTCTATTATGACTGCTCACCCTGATCGTAAGCCTAACGTTATCTTTGACGTTACTTTGAAAGACTTGCGTAAGCTTGAGAAGATTACTCGCCAAGTTAAGAATCTAGGCTACAGTGCTAAAAACATTCACATTGTATGGGTAATCAACGATATCGAAGTTGCTAAGACTCAGAACCAACAGCGCTCACGTACTGTACCTGTTGAGATTCTTGTCAACACTCACCGTGGTGCTTCACAGACTATGGGTGACATTATCAACATGGGCAAAGAACTCAAGAAGTACATGGACGGTGATATCGTGTTTGCATTCAACAAAGTTGGTGTAGACAGTGAAGTTGCTAAGTCTGGTAAAGGTGGTATGTACATCAAGGATGCTAACTTTTTCTACGTGAAGAAAGCTGGTAAAGACGTAACCCCAATGGATAAACTATCTAAAGATATCAAAGCTAAGATCGCAGGCTACGTACCGAAAGGTATTGACTGGGAAGCATAAGTAAGATAGTATAAAGCCCTGCTCAATGTGGGGCTTTTCTTTCTGAGTACTATGGAGATATATAATGAGTCTTAAAGAACTAACGTGGGACAATCACAAAAAGGCAGAACGTAAGAAGTTCGCCGCCATTCTTATGAGTGGTAATATCAGCCCGACTCTATACATAAAATACCTATACAATCAGCTACACAACTATCTAGCGCTGGAAGATGCTTTAGAAGCACTAGAGTTTCCAAGTGAGTTAGCTGATGTATACCGTGCAGACAAGATCAATGAAGACATTAAAGAATTGTTGAATGACTTTGATATTGTATTTGACTCTGACATTCTAACACCTTCAACCATTGCATACGCTGATCACATTGATGATCTACGCTCAAAGGGCGATCTACAATCCCTTATTGCTCATATGTACGTGCGCCATTTTGGTGATATGTACGGTGGCGCAATGATCGCTAAGCGCATTCCTGGTTCAGGTCGCATGTACGAATTCGATAACAAAGAAGAGCTAAAAATCTCGCTACGTGAACTTCTGAATGATGATATGGCAGACGAAGCTAACAAATGTTTTGAGTTTGCTATAGAGCTATTCCATGAGCTAGGGAATGAGCCGTATGAGTAAAGTCTGGGATTCTCTAATAAAGCTAAAAGATGAATACATTGATCTATTTGAATCGGTGGGTGAAGAATATGAAGAAGATGGACTTGGTAGATTCAATCACTCTGATGGGAGTTGGGTTAATCGTGTGTGGCGTAGTCCTGATTTTAGAAGGGCTCACGTAGACGTTGTAGATGCACGTGAAGAAAGAGGATTATGGATGATGCACGTTTGCATCTTTCCTCATCTTGATAGCAATGCACCGATCTATGGCTTTGATGTTATCGCTGGTAAGAATAAAATGACTGGTGCGTTTCACGATTTCTCACCTACAACTGAATCCAATCATCCTATGATAGAACACTTTGCAAAGCGTGTGAGTAAGCTACAGTGGAAGCGTGAAAGAAAATTGCCTGACTGGGCTAACGCTATCTTTACTGAAAGCATGATGGCTGCTGGTAACGTCAACAGTGAAGAAGAGATTGAACAAGTACGAAACATCGCTCTAGAGAACGCACAGTACTTTCTAAGCGAAGTTGGGAAGTATGGAGTCAATCAGCATATCCAACTAGGAAAAGACGCTCAGAATCGCTATGCGTACTATCAGAAGCAGAATCCACATACACCTCGTGTTATGAAGACGCTTGGACTTGATCCTGATGACGTAGATACATTTGTAGAGAAATGTTTATTTCCTGACTTGACATAACTCGCAATTAGTGCTACATTATACAGGTACGTGCAGAAAAGTGTGCAATTTATCCAATTTTAACCGCAGAAAAGTGTGAGGTACATTATGGTAATATCTGAATACTATCGTGATGATGGCGCCAAGGCTAATGTTGTTCTTAGGGTTGACTACTACAATATAGAATTCTATAATGCTAATGGTGATATAGAAGAAGTCGAATCTTTCAAAGGTAAGACTCTTGCTTACGTAGAAGAAGCGGCTGAAAATTGGGTAGCTGGAATTAAAAAGAACGGAGTATAATATGACATTCATTGAAAAAGCAACTGTTGCCGACCTTAATTTTAATATCTCAGAAAACGATAAAATTTATCAGTTCGATCTAGTACTTGATCCGGGTGAGGCAGTTTCTGGCAATGTTCCACTTGGTTATGCATTCAATAAATCTGAATACACTTTAGACGAATGTAAATCTAATGTTGAGGCAAAGCTTTCAACCCTGACATACACTAAGGTATAGTCATGGCTATTAAAGCATTGAACTCAGAACGTATACTTAATGAAATTCAGAAGCACTTGGATGCAGGTGTTTCTTACATTGATGCTGTGGTTGACTATGCCGACCGCAACAACTTAGAAATTGAAGTAGTAGGTGAAATCGTTAAGCACTCACCTCTACTCAAAGCTATGATACAGAATGAAGCTGAAAAGCTAAACATGATTGAACCAACAGCGAGGTTACCAATCTAATGCAAAGCGCATATAGTACAAGGGACGCATTCGATATCTATGTCTACTACCTTGCACTGAAAAGACACTTTACGTCTTCATATGATTTCTTCAAGTACAATGGCAAGGTTAAAGCTAATGCTATGTCATTTGAGAATCGCAAGGATAAGTTTTTCTTTTACAAACTATCGAAGCGTAAAGATGCACAAGACTTGATTCTAGCAAATATGCTTGTTGATCCAAACGTATGGGCAGGCGATTTGTTAGATGATAAAGCTGCTGAAATATATCAGACTTGGACTAAACGTAAGCAAGCCTTGACTTATAACTTCAAGAATGATATAAATAACCTTGATGATGACTTTAACTCTAACTTTTATGTTGAGAATGGTCAGCATCCTAGAGTCATTAAACTCTACAACATGAGACAGATAAGCCTTGAGACTCTAGTTATACTATGTGATGTTGTTAAGTGTATGTCATACTGGGAGAAGAATATTTCTGACACTATTGTATGGCCTACTATCGCTAACCTGATGAGGAAGTATCGCCCATTTTTGGAATACGATAAATCAAAAATGAAGAAAATACTCCTTGACAGATTCGAAGAAACAATGTAATATACAACACATATGAAAGATAACTCGCAAGACAAATCGCTCATATATCGCAATATACCGTTTATATACTAGGAGATAAAACTATGTCTACTTCTTTTGCCGCACTAAAAAAACAGCGCACTTCTAGCTTTGACAAGCTAAACTCTCAGCTACAAAAACTCAACCAAGGGGGTGCTCCTTCTGCAAGTGAAGAGTACTGGAAGCTTGAAGTTGATAAAGCTGGCAACGGCTACGCTGTAATTCGATTCCTACCTGCACCTGAAGGCGAAGACTTGCCATTTGTACGTGTCTTTGATCATGGCTTCAAAGACGTTGGTGGCTGGTACATCGAAAACTCATTGACTACTATCGGCAAAGACGATCCAGTTTCAGAATACAATTCAATGCTGTGGAACAACGGCACTGAAGCAGGTAAAGAGCAAGCACGTAAACAGAAGCGCCGTCTATCTTATCACGCTAACATTTACGTAGTCAAAGATCCAGCCAATCCTCAGAACGAAGGTAAAGTCTTCAAGTACAAGTTTGGTAAGAAAATCTTTGACAAATTGAATGCTGCCATGAATCCAGAGTTTGAAGATGAAACGCCAATGAACCCATTTGATTTTTGGGAAGGCGCTAACTTCAAATTGAAAGCACGTAACGGTGATGGTGGTTACCGTACATACGAGCCTTCTGCTTTTGAATCACCAAGCACATTGCTTGAAGATGACGAAGAGCTAGAAAGAATCTGGAAGAGCCAGTATTCATTGCAAGAGATCATCGATCCTAAAAACTTCAAGTCATATGAGGAACTGAAAGCTAAGCTTTACAAAGTACTCGGTCTTGATGGCAGTACTCACGCACCCACCACAACTGCCGAGGATGATGAGCCGGAGATGGACTTCACTCCTAAATTTAAAGCGCAGTCCGCTCCTGCGTTGGATGAAGCACCCGCTCCAACCGAAATGTCGTTCTCTAGTTCTGACGATGACGATGACCTCGACTTCTTCAAGAGTCTAGCAGACGATTAATTTCAAGGGGGCTTCGGCCCCCTTTTTAATTTTCTGATATAAATAAGTTTAAATGCCAACTAACTAAATGGAAACGTCAATGGCTTTCAATATATCAGAATTTAATGCTAGTATTAACAAGCACGGTGTAGCACAGAACAACTTATTTCTAGTTCGTATTACTGGTACGCCCGTAGCTAGAATTCTCAATCAAGAGGGCTCGACAATGAAAGAACAGGATCTAGTGTTCTTCTGTCGCTCTGCTGATCTACCTGGCTTTCAGATGCAAACTCAAGATGTTCTACCTCAAGCTTTTGGTACGCCTGATCGTAGACCCACCAATATGCCTCTACAACCACTAAACACTGTCTTTATGATTGATAGTAAATTTGCTGTATTAAAGTTCTTTCATAGATGGACTCAAGCAATCGTGAACTATGATAAGACTAGTACTCTAGGTGAAGTAGACGAAGCGCTTCCTTTTGAAATGGGATACAAAGAAGACTATGCCGCAACTGTTGAAGTTGTTGTGTACTCTACAGCCGTTCAAGACTTTACATACACATATAAAATGACTGGCGCATATCCAATTACGATTGGTAATATGTCTACTGCATGGGAGAACTCTGCTGAAATTATGACATTGCCAGTGACGTTTACGTATGATACAATTGAAGTAGACGGGCAAGCTAAAGGTGCAATTGGTAATCGCAGTCGTGGTAACGGTTTGTTGTCATATCTATCAGCCGCTAACGGTCTTATTCAAGCGATTGATCAGATCAAGCGTCCACGCAATATTCAAGATGTTATCAATACCGTTGACAGTGTAAGAACGATTACTAATGCGCTAGGCCTCTGATAAATAGAATGCATTGATTATAGTATAGGAGTATATAATGCCATTACCGAAGATTGACCAGCCGCTTTTTACGGTCACAGTACCATCAAGCGGCAAGAAGGTGAAGTTTAGACCATTTACAGTTAAAGAAGAAAAGATCCTTTTGATTGCACAAGAGTCAAAAGAGATTGAACAAGTCGTAACAGCTATCAAGCAAATTCTAACGAATTGTTTGGTTGGCGTTGACGTTGATGATCTTGCTGTATTTGATCTAGAATATCTAATGCTTAACATTCGTGCTAAAGCGGTAAACAACGAACTGAAGTTCTCAATCAAAGATCCCGACACTGAAGAAGAGGTTAAGATTGAGATTGATGTAGACGATATCAAGATTCAGCGTAGCGAAAATCACGATAACAAAGTATACGTGAATGACGATGTTGTTCTAATTTTGAAATACCCTAACATCGATTTTATGACTGCATTGACTTCTGAGGATAATGATCAATCGATGTTTGATGCTATCACATACTGTATTGACAGTGTTGTAGATGGTGAAGATGTTTACAAGCTAAAAGAGTTTAGCAAAGAAGAAGTGAACGATTTCATTGATGGACTAAGTTCTGGTGTAATCGCTAAGATCAAAGACTTCTTTGATACGATCCCAGCAATGAAGTATGAACACAAGTACACTGATAATACTGGTAAAGAAAAAACTTTCGTTATTCAAGGAACGGAAACTTTTTTTATCTAGTGTTGAGTCATACGAATCTACTCATTTACTACAAAATGATATTCGCCTTGGCTCAACATCATAAATATCAGATAAGCGAAATTG